TTAGTGCGACCCCGGCGGCAGGCATGACTACCCCCAGTGAGCCTAGACTAACCAAAGTTTACGGTGGCTAACTATGATTAGCTGAGAATGACTAAAGTTGAGGAAGAATACTATGGTTAGCACAAACTGACGTGGGTGTGTAGGATGTGAAAATTGGGATGGAAATGTGAATCTGGTAAGGAGAACATACGTTCGGGATAGTGTTGAATAAAATGTAAAATATAAATCGCGTACTGTTTCATATTTTGTTGTATAAATGTATGAGTGGGTAAGCAGATAAGAACATGCGTTCTATTTAATACTTTATGATATTATTGTATGGAAATAAGAATAGTATACCGAATGGTAGGTAGAGTGTTGAGTAGTGAGTGAAAGTGTAGGAGAGGATATATAATAAAAATCGTATTGGGATGAATGGTAAAGTGTATGATAGGATGTGAAATTAATGGTCGTTTTAAAACCGCCCCGAAGGGCGGCAGAAGAAAGGAGGAACTATTTGTATAAGATAAATATATCATGTTTTGATTATTCGCGCTTGACAAGTGTAACACTATATGGTACAATATAAGCGTAATAAAGAATAGCATGCTATAAGAGCAAGGAGGAACTGAGAATGGAGCGAAAAAATTGGTTAGTAATTGTAAATGACGAGCGTAAGTTGTGTGGCGGAGATGTTATGGTGTGCGATACTAAGAGTCAAGCGCTTAATATTGCATCATTTCTATCACGCGTTATATACAATATAGGGAAAGTTGAGAAACATATATTCGTAGTGAATAGGATTAAAAAAGATACTGTTCTTACTGTTGTTGATAAAGAAGATTTAGAAGATAACGTTATATATCATTATTCGGTGTTGTATTATTCGGATTTACGTTTAAAAATGCTATTGCTATATGAAGGTTGGGCAGCGAATCAGAAAAAAATAGCATCGCAATGGATGGACGAGGAGGATATATAATGCGGAAGAAATACGGAGTATATACTGCGTGTAGCGGAAGTAAAAAACGGTGCGCAGTTAATTCGGAAGTATAATACATTAAAAGAAGCGGTTAAAGAAGCGTATCGTTTAAGTAGATGTAGATACCATTATACAGCACAATTAACGGATACTTTTATCGTAGCAAGCAATACTGGCGTTACTTTAAATTTAACAGTGGGGCAAGAATATGTTAGATATTTTGTGGAGCGTTATAGAGTATTTGACAGGACGATTGCAATTTTAGAAATATTCGGAGGTGTAACAGGAGTTAAACGTACATTTACGGTAAAGGAGGGAATTATATGAAGAAATATATGATATTAGCAAAGAATGACTACAATGAGGAAATATTTTATACAGACATAAAGGCAGAAGCAAAAAGCACATTTGACAGAATGATGGATAAATATTTTTTTGTAAAAGCATTTTGTTATAATAAAAAGGATGAGAGCTATCAGGATATAACAGAAATTAACACACAATCTGTATATAGAGTTCAAACGTATACTGGGTTAGAATTAATTGAAAAATCAGATTGCCTAGATTTTAAACTGCTAAATGAAGAAAACTACGAATTTACAAATAAGTTAGATGCGCTAAAATGTATCATTCAGTCAATGAAAGCAGGACGTAAATATAAATTATATAAAAATGGTAGGAGGGATTATAGTGTCTAGTAGCGATTTAATTGTGATGGCGCTTGTTTTTGTAATTGCGTTATGGGCATGGTTCACAAAATAACATTAAAAGTTTCACGTGAAACAAGAAAAGGGGTTATTATGAAATTATTTAGTCAAGAACAAGGCAGTACAGGTGAGTTATTGATATATGAGGGTGGTAGTATTGATGCTGCTATGTTATTGATAGCACGCCGCATTATAGCGATGTACTACCAAAATGACAATAAGAGCGTTTATTTTACAATAAAAGACGAGCGCGGATTTGTAATATTTGATTCGCATTTTGATAAAACAGGAATTGTAAATCCAGAATGGGAGTAATAATGAAGTACGAAGATATTGAAATTGCGCGAGAGCGGCTATATGCTAAAGGTTACCGCTTTCATCATAGATCGACTGCAAGAAAATATCAATATGACGTATGCGGAGCATATTTGATTATGGAATACAAATGAAGATATGGAGCTGGGAAAAAATTAGTCTATTTACCGAGTATTGATGTTAAATATCTATCGGTTGAATATTGGATTAGAGAGGAGGATTAGTATTGATTAGGGCTGACAAACGCAGGATAGCAATTGCGCTAGACAACGAAACAATTGCGTTGTTAGAATATAATGCGGAATCAATGGGTATAACAAAATCAGAATTAATATCGCGCTACTTACACATGATCGGAAAAGCCGGAGAAAAACAGGAGTTGCTGTTTATTAAACATTTTTCTAAAGGGGTGAAAAAATAATGGACTGGGATAATATAAATCGTATGTCATTGATTGAACTGGAAAAAGTTGCGGCAGAGCTGTACAGAAGGGCAAATTACAGAATAGAGCGGTTGGGAAAATATAGAGGTGAATCGGAAGCATACAAAAGGTTATCATCGTATATAGGAAGTCCGTATTTGCACGAGGGTGACTATTTGCAATTTAAAATTCCTGAGACTGGTGACGCGTTACAAAAAGCAAATCAGTTAAGGCAATCAATAGCAGTGGTAGAAAAATTTATTGCGGCAAAAACATCGACTGCTACGGGAATTGAGAAGGTAAAACGAAACAGACGAAAATGGATTAGACAAAATTTTGATGGTTTCAGTAAAAATAAAGACGCGGATGATTTTTTAAAGTTTCTCGGATCAGATGAAATAAAAGAGCAAAAGAAAATATATGATAGCAATATTGTAGTAAAAGCGTTAGCGATTGCTGATAAAAACCAGCCGTCGAAAAAATTAAAAGAAATATATGATAACTATAAAAAATCGAAAAAGTCATGGGGCGGATTTTTAATCGAGCAGGAGCAAGAGTATAAAAAGAAAAAGGGGATTAAATTCTAAATGTTTGTTAATCGCCCGGAATCAGTTCCGACAGAACGTTTATTTAAAATTGAATATTTTGAAAACGATATCTCGGAATTACAATTAGCATTCCGGGAAATTGTTTCACGTGAAACATATGCGAGAAAAAATAAGCGCTCCATTTGCGCGGATTTTGCGACATTGGACACGGAAACAACATCAGTAGCGCGTCAAACATTATGGAATAATACGGATACTGATATAGGTTTTATCTATCTTGTACAATTACATATTGCGGGAAAAAATTTTATTTTTCGAACAATATATGATTTTAAGGACGCAATTGAGCAAGTAGCGATACCGCTGTTGAATGAATCTAAATCATCTATTGTAATATATATTCACAATTTATCGTTTGAATTTCAATTTTTGAAAAGCATTATTAGAATGGAGAATGTTTTTGCGCTAAAAAACAGACGTATAGCGAAAGCACTGGCGTATGATGGCGCAATAGAATTTAGGTGTAGTTATCTACTATCAAATATGTCATTGGAAAAATTTACAGAAAATTATAACGATGAGAAGTACCGCAAGGATAAAGAGCTGATTGATTATGAAATCAAGCGTTACCCGTGGACAGAGTTATCAGATGAAATATTATATTATTCATTAATGGATGTTATCACATTGTATCAAGCGATATCGTCTATTATGAATCGTGAGGGTGATACGCTGAGGACAATTCCGATTACAAATACGGGATATGTTAGGAGAGCGTGTAGAAATGCCTGTATTGGTGAATATAATAACACGCGTAAAAAAAGCGTACGTATTGAAATAAATCAGAAATATGGAAAATATAAGAAATTGTTTCAAAAGTGTGAACTGACAATAGAGCAATACAATATGTGTGTAAAATCGTTTCGTGGTGGCAACACGCACGCATCACGATTTTACGCAGATCAAATATTGTGCAACGTAGGTAGTTATGATTTTGCTAGTTCATACCCGGCAGTCGTAATTTGTTCAGATCAATTTCCAATCGGAAAATTGGATGAATGTACAAATGATGTTCAAACAATGGAAAATTTGATCGCCTTTTCAGAAAAATTTTTTACGATAATAGAGGTCGTTTTCGAATCGGTAGAGCTGCGTGATCCGTATAACTGTCCAGTTCCGTATATTCCGGTTGCGAAAGTAGAACGCATAAGTGAAAATGACTACGATTTTATTTCAAATGTTTCACGTGAAACATTGGATGTTATAAATGATAACGGGCGCATAATTAGAATGAATAAACCATGTAGATTTACGTTTTTGGGGGTTGAATTGCCAGTTATTTTAAAACAGTATACAGGAATCATGCATGTAACAAAATGTTATTACACAGAAAAAGGATATTTGCCGGATGAGTTGAGAAAAACATGCTATGAATGGTATGAGAAAAAAACATCATTAAAACACGTATTAGGAATGGAGTATGAATACATGAAATCTAAGAATAGAGTAAATTCTGTTTACGGAATGATGGTAGAACAAATAATTAAAGAAATGATAGAGTATAGCAATGCGGATAAGTTATTGCATTCGAGACAGCCAACGGAGGATGAAGCAAAAGAGCAACTAAAAAATTATTACACGCCGATGCAAAGAAAATTTTTAGCGTATCAATGGGGAATTACCGTGACGGCGGTTGCCCGTGTACGGCTGCAAGAAATGATTGACATATGCGGAAATGATTTTGTATATTGTGATACAGATTCTTGTAAAATGCTAAATCCAGAAAAATATTTAGCAGCGTTCGAGGAATATAACAAAAAATGGGTAGAGTATGCGGATAAATGCGGTTGTAACTATTTTGCGTATACGAAAGACGGCGAAAAACAAGTATTAGGCGTGGCAGATTATGAAGGAAAATATGATAAATTTAAAACGTTGGGGGCTAAAAAATACGCGGTCGAAAAAAATGGAGAACTAGAAATAACAATAGCGGGCGTACCGAAAAAAGCCGGGGCGCAGCTGTTGGGGAATTTAGATAATTTTAAAATTGGTTATCGTTTTGAGGTAAACGATGACGCCCCTTCTAAATTGCGTCAAGATTGGAAAAAAACATTGACATATAATGATAATTTTAATGAATTATTTTTTGTTGACGGAAAAGAATTGCATATACAATCCAATGTGGCAATTTTGCGAACAACGTATGAGTTGAGCATTACAGATGAGTATCAAGAATTGATTAATAATTTAAATACCATATACATACAGGATGACATTTAAAAAGGGCGTATATGATTCCGCATCACCGGCACATATCCAGCGCAAATTAATGCGTGATATCTGAGTATGTGTAACATATACTACCCACGATTATATTATCATTATTTTTAGAAAAAAGCTTGACAAATGTAACACCACATGTTATTATATCATTGTAACAAATAAGTAGCACTCAAAAAACAAAATGAAAAAGGAGAACAAACACATGAGCGCAAGAGTAGTCGAAACCACATTTAAGGCACGCGAAACATTGAGAATCACAACCGCAACTAACATCACGCCGCTTAAAGATGTTCCGGATGGAAAAGAGTTCACCTATTATGGGCACGTTGTACAGGAAATTGTCAACGATACAACCGGTGAAACGTTCAATTCTGTGACAGTGAAGGTTGGCGAGGACGAGTACATCGCTACCCGGTCAGAATTTTTCCTGAGAGCTTTGCAGGAAATCATTGAAACAATTAACTCGTTTGCAGACGATGAGGACGCAGATGAACCGATTATCATTAAAATTCAGCATTTAAAATCAAAGAAGGGAAACAGCTTTGCCACTTGCAGCTTAGCTTAAAGGTGAGAAAAATGAAGATTACAAGAACAGTAGTTACAAATATCTATACAGCTCATTTTGACAATGGAAATGTAGAAGAGATTCGCGGTCGCTATTCATACGCAGGAGCGAAAGCTATTTTGCAGAGTATTCACCCGGATGCAGCAATTAATACAGTAGAAATTTCTCAGGAATCTGTAAAATATGCTATGGAGCTTGAAGATTTTATTAAGAGTGCTACAATAGTAGAATAATAGCAGCATTTGATCTCTGATTCGTCTTATACAATATATAGTAACGGGGCAGTCCTCGCCCCGTTATTTTTTATGCCCGCCCGTATATAAATGCAAGTCCCGCTGTCTGTGATTTTCGGCAATCAAACCATAATTGTCCATTATGTAAAACATCACGTAACCTATCTTTTAATGTGTGTTTTCGGAAAAACGATGCGTTCACGCAAATATCGTTTTCTGTCGCGGCAAATTTTATTTTTTTCGACGGGTCAATTCTAGTTGAAATATAATATATATTATATTCTTCAATATATCGAACAGCATAATCTACATTATTAAAATGAATTGTTGCAATATATAATCCGCGATTCGGTATATTTTTATCAATAAACTGGGAATCTTTTATGAGGTATTCTTTCGCTTTAGAAGTTGCCGTATATGACTCAGATGCGAACGCTCTATGAAACGCGCTTTTTTCATGCGCTTCACTTGATGCCGCGTTAAATCCTTGCTCAAGTACCCAACCATCACCCCGCATATAATTGCAATCTGGGGTAAGACGTTGCGTGATTCCTAAAGATTCGTAGTACGGGTTGTATATATCAATTAGATTTCCTATCAAATAGAGCGGCAAATATTTCGCTTGTTCCCCATTTCCACGCGCAAGAGAGTCATGGATCGACATTAACAATGAAATTTCATTTTTTAAATACGTCCCTTTTTCTGATTGAAATTCATCGAAAATAATTTTTGTTGCATCAGACATCAAATGCGAACATCGTTTGATCTGTTCTGCCGCTGATAATGATATTACATATCCGCAACAGGTTCCACAAAATGTGTCATCAGAATCATTCGTATCAATAGATTCTCCAAGTAGTAGTCTATAACATACATTTTTAACCAGTGTTTCTTGTACCATTGACAGCCCGCGGAAAAACAGCGCTCCAATCTCTTTAAAAAAGCTTTCGGCCGCGCTCTCTGTTTCATATTTGTTACGATATAGCACTACAAATTTATTCCCGTTTTCGATAAAATCATGCACAGCAAAACCGTTAAAATATGTTGTTTTTCCAGCTGATCTGTTCGAAGTGGAGATAAAAATCTCAGGTTTCTCAAAGGACAAGTCTAGCATATTCAATAGTTTTTCACCGGTGTAGTATGGTGGTACAATTTTAAAATGATCGAATTGTTCAAACATAGTGTAACACTTTCCTTTCAAATATTTTCGATTATAGTATAATATATATGGAAAAAAAAATTAAGCGAGGTGTTACAAATGGATATTTCAACAGTTTCGCAATTGATCGGATCACTGGGGTTTCCAATCGCCGCATGTTGCGCAATGGGTTGGTACTGTATACGGTCGCAGAATCAAATCAAGGAAATTAATGAACAGCACCGAGAGGAAGTAAAGGAAATCAATGAAAAACATTCAGTAGACATTCAGAAAATGACAGAAGCAGTAAACAATAATACAGTTGCACTGCAGAAATTGTGCGAGCGGCTAAGGAGTGACGTAGATGAGTAATGTTTCACGTGAAACAATTACAGCGGTTGAACTACCGGAGCTGTTCGCCGTGGCGCTGCTAGTAATCGGCGGGAAATATGGAAACGGGCAGGAACGCATAGACGCGCTAGAAGCGGACGGATACGATTATAACCGCGTTCAAAAATTCGTAAACGAATTAATGAGGGTAATGGAAAAATATGGCTGATTTTGTTTATAAAATAGGCGGATCAGGCACCGGAATCAGTGAAGTAGATCAACGTCAAAATGTGTCCGCAATTCAATCAGTATTAACCGGCTATGGATGGAATCTAACCGCGATAGCAGGAGCTATCGGATGCTTTGTAGAGGAGTCCGGTTTAAACCCCGGAATATACGAAACGTCACATGGCGGTGATTTAAGTAATCTGCCCTATTTCCCGGGTGGTATGGGATTGGCGCAGTGGACGGACTATCCCGCGTATACTGCGACATATCCAAACCCGCTACCGTGGTCAGCTGACAAGGAAAAGAAAAACTGGTGGGACGGTAACTTTCAGTGCTGGTTATTGACAAAAGCTGATGACAATGCATATACGTCGATGGGCTACGGACAGGGTCCACGGTGGGGATGGCAAACAAGCAGTAGTTATCCGTCAATATCATTTTCTGAATATCAGAAATTGAACGGAAACACGGGTGCAGACATTGACCAAGCGACGGAATTTTGGTTCTATGATATGGAATGGCATTACAGTCAGCAAGGTGAGTTGTATTTACCGCAAAGAAAAGCCGCCGCTAGAAAATGGTATGAATACATGTCAGGGCACCCAGTACCGCCGGAGCCGCCATCTGGCGGCAAGCGAAAAATGCCATTGTGGTTTTATATGAAAAAGGTGAGGTGATAAAGTGGCTATTCGAACGTCGGAAGAATTTTTAGCGATGATTAAGCAGCGAGTCGGGGACAGTGTAACAGACGAAGATATTTCATTCATTGAGGATGCATCAGACACTATAAACAGTATGTCACAGCACGAAACGGAAATTGAAAAACTAAGAGCGGAAAATGAGGATTTAAGGAAAAAATATCGTGATCGTTTTTTTGATCCGAAACCAGATGAACCGGAGCCGAATGAAACGGAAAAATTAACATTTGAGTCACTGTTTTCAGAGGAGGTAAAATAAATGGCTTACAGAGTTGCGCAGTCGACGCTAAATGCGTCTACAATTGATATTTTAAATGTGATCCGTCAGAATGCATCATATGACTATCAACAGAATGTGCCGGTAGTGGTACAGGCATCCGACATACCACACGTTGGGGAAGTGATTTATGGAACACCAGCGTTTGCGAATCAGTTTATTAATGCTCTGGTTAATCGTATTGCGCTTGTTCGCGCACGGTCAGCAACGTTTAATAATCCTTATGTGCAGCTGAAAAAAGGGTACTTAGAGTTTGGTGAAACAGTAGAAGAAATTTTTGTTCAGATCGCAAAGGTCGTAAAGTTCGACCCGGAAAAAGCAGCTGCTAGAGAATTTAAACGCACCTTGCCAGATGTTCGTTCCGCTTTTCATACGATGAATTGGCGCGTGATGTACCCGGTCACAATTCAGGACGATGATTTAAAACGCGCATTTCTGTCAATGTCTGGTGTTCAGGATTTGATTGCAAAGATCGTTGATTCGGTTTACAAGGCAGCTGAATATGATGAGTTTTTGCTGTTTAAATATCTGTTAATCAAAGCTGTATCGTCTGGTAAAATGGTGCCGATATCGGTTGACGCAACAAATCCGGATGACGCAGCTAAAAAGTTCCGTGGAATGTCCAACAAATTAACGTTCATGTCTAGCGATAATAACGCGGCAGGAGTCAAAACCGCTACACCGCGCGAAAATCAGGCTATTTTTATGGATGCTATGTTTAACGCGGAGTACGACGTAGACGTTCTGGCGGCAGCGTTCAATATGGACAAGGCAGACTTTATCGGGCAGTTGTTTTTGATTGATGATTTTGCAACATTTGACAATGAACGTTTTGCTGAGATCAGAGCAAACAGCGACGGGCTAGAAGAAGTAACAGCGGAAGAATTAGCAATAATGCAGGGTGTAAAGGCAGTTTTGCTCGATGAAGAGTGGTTTCAGGTATATGATAACAATACTAAGTTTACTGAACAGTATGCAGCGGCAGGATTGTACTGGAATTATTTTTTCCACACATGGAAAACAATTTCATACAGCCCGTTTAGCAATGCGGTAGTGTTTGTGGCCTCAACCGCTGATATCGCGCTGCCAGCGTCGATTACAGTAGAAGTAGCCGACAAATCGACATCTGACGATGCAACGGTTCTGTCGTTAATCCCGCAGGTTGATGCGGCTACACTTGCTTCGCACAACTGCCTGTTCACACAGATCGACGCAGCAACCGCGGCCGGAGTTGCAATCCAGAAATTCGGGGCGGTGCTGATTCCGGCGAGTGCAGTGGCAACAAACCTAAAGTTAGAGCTGACCGTAAACGGAACAAAGTACACAGCCGCAACAAACATCAATGCGGCTACCGCTGTAGGAACTACGGTGACATTTTCAAAATAAGAGAGGTAGTAGGCGGCGGTTGTAAAATCGCCGCTGAATGGTAGAATATGGAAAAATTGATTCCTGCAGATACAGTTGACGCATATGGAAATGTATGGGAAACAACAGGAGAAAATATTAGACACGGCGTTAAAGATTTTTCTGAGAGAGACGCAAAAATGATTGTAAACGCGCTGTTTCCGGTTGGTTCTATCTATCTCGGAGAAAATTCATTTATTACAAGTGTAGGAACGTGGGAAATGCTAAGCGATGGAATCGCAAAACCGTATTTATTAATGACATCACTAACAACAGGCGAGCGACAGCAAAGCAACATGCAAGAAGTGACAGAAGCGGGAACCCCGGTCATTGGCGTTGTTCTTAGGGCATGGAAAAGGGTATCATAATATGGCTTATATACCACCTAACTCAACTGTACAATATTTTTCTGATCTTGGGTTATCCCGTGATGATACGCTCTATTTTAGCAGTGTATCATCAAAAAACACGTATTTTGCAAATTTGACTAAAGTCGCAAGTGAAGAATCTCTCACATATGTATCACGAGAAAAAGGAATCATACGTTCATCATTGCCGATGACAACCGCAATTAACATCGGATACATGCGATATAAAAATACCAATTTCGAAAACTTCTGGTTTTATGCATTTGTAACTGACGTAGAATATGTTAATAATGGTTTAACAGAAATCCATTTTGAGATTGATAACATGCTAACATACATGGGCGTGTTCACACTGGGCGAGTGTTTTGTGGAGCGGCAGCATGTAACAAATGATGCTATTGGTGCAAATATCTGTGATGAAAATCTGGACACAGGGGAATATATTGTAGAATCGATAGATTATACCGGATTTTTTACAGAATATTGTATAGCGATTATTTATAATCCGTCGGAATCTGACGAGCAAACAGGCGGCATTAAAAACGGGCTGTATAGCGGATGCGCGATTGAATATTACACAAACCCCGCAAACGCGAACGCGGCTATTGAATCGTTTATTTCAACAAATAAAATTGACAGTATATTAGCGGTGTATATGTTGCCATTGCATTATGTACGAAAATGGGAGGAAGCTAGTGCCACCGCTGAATTATTCGCTGTAAATAAACCATATGACACAGTAGCCGGTTACGTTCCTAAAAATAAAAAATTATTTTGTTATCCATATAAACTATTATCTGTTTCAAACAACGAAGGGCAAAGCAATGATTACATGTATGAATTTTTTAACGACGTGCCGGATGCTGAGTCTAAAGGGATGTGCAATTTTAGCATTTTCGGAGTAGCGAACGCTGACCCTCAAGTTACAGCGGTTCCAAAATTCTATAAAAATGCCAGTGTAATAAACAATTGGGATGAGAAGATAAGCATGGTCCATTGGGCGCAATGTGCATTATCAATTGACGGGTACAAAGCGTATTTAGCGCAGCGCAATAGTACATTACTGCAAGAAGGTGCGCAAACGGCAATTTCAACAGGAATCAGTGCAGCAGCAAGTATCGCTACCGGAAACCCAATTGGAATCGGAACGTCAATCGTCAGCGCCGCAAATCAGATCGGAAATATCTTGACAAGTAATATTGTTCGCGTTCCATCACCAGCAATCGGAAAAGGAAGCACTGCCACTGATATTATGACTGCCTGTAAAAAGAAAGATTTTTATTTCATACACAAATCAATTACACGGAACTATGCGCAGATGATAGATTCGTATTTTGACATGTTCGGCTATGCGGTACGGCAGCATTTAGTACCAAACATGAATGCGCGCCCAAACTGGACATACTGCAAAACTGTCGGTTGTACCGTTCACGGCAATATGCCAGCCAGTGCAGCACGTGACATTGAATCTATGTTTGACAACGGGATTCGATTCTGGAAAAATCATAACAATATTGGTAACTATTCACTAGACAATGCACCCGCGTAGTGAGGTGATGGAACAATGGGTAGCAAAAAATATGACTCAAATTTTGCCGGCGCCGTAGATATTCAGTCAACATATAATTACTATTTTATGCGTCTTGCATCGATCGCAATGAGCTGCTTCAAATGGGACGGATTGCCGGATAGTGTTGATCCGCGTTTTATTGAATACACATTATTTTATAATAGTAATGGGCTGTTTTTCAATGATGAGATTCTCGGACACCTGTTTTTACCATGCGCAACCGCCGGAAATTTTGACGTGTATAACATCCCAACCCGGCGAAATGCGTACGCATCAAATGGATTCCAAACGATGAAAACAGATAAGGATAGTGTACTTGTATATGATAACCTGATGCATATGTCTTTACTTCCGATTATCAACACATTTTGCAAGCGTTTAACAAATATTGAAATTACAAAAGATATTAATCTAAGAGCGCAGAAAACCCCGATTTTATTGCAGTGTACTAATCAACAGCGATTGACGCTTGAGAATCTGTTTATGAAAATTGACATGAATGCCCCGGTTATCTACGCGGATAAGGCGTTTGATCTTGATTCATTAAAAGTTCTTGACTTGCACGCGCCATTTTTAGTTTCGGATTTGCAAAAAGAAAAATTGAACGTCATGCAAGAAGCACTGGCATTCTTGGGCGTAGGCGGTTTGGAAATTGAAAAACGGGAACGTTTAAACACGCATGAAACACAGGAAGCAAGACAGGCGAGTACCGCACAACGAGAAAATAGATTGAAAGCAAGACAGCAAGCAGCGGAGCAGATTAATAGAATGTTTGATTTAAATATTAGTGTAGAATACGATAATAGTACATTAACTGACTATAACAATGCACCGCTGGCGGAACCGGAGACAGGAGATGATATTACTTGAGTGTTTACACAACAGAAGTCAGATATATATGTGAGTATGAAGCTGGATTAACAGCTAGCACGGGTTTTGATGACATCGACAGCGTGATTGATAAAACTTGGAATAAAATTTTTAAAAATTTTGATATTTTCGATGAAAAATACAGAAAGCATCTCTGCACAAAAATATTAAAGCATTTCTATACAAGGGAAATATGCGCAGAAACAGCTGCTCTATGGAAATTCTGGTTAAATCAGAAAATGGATGAAATCATGCCATACTATAATCAGCTGTACAACAGCGAGCGCATCAAATTTGATCCAATGATTGAAAACAAATTACTGCGCACTATCACAGAGGAAAATACGGGAGACAAAACAGGTTCTAACAATTCTGCAAGGCAGAGTCAAAATTCTAGCAGCGGGTCAGATAATACCAGTAACAGCGGAACAATTGCTGACAATAGTGTTGTTGCGCAAAAAGGAACTTCGGACATCTCAACGACCACAACAAATTCTGATAATACAGATACTACAAATAGCGCTACAAGTGAAACATCATCAGAAGTTTTACACAGTGATACGCCGCAAGGAACTATTGATAATATAAAAACAAATGGGTATTTGACAGATGCCACTATTACAACGGAAAACAAAACAGCTTCCGAAACTGCAAACCAAACATCAACGAAAAATGGAACGAGCACTACAAAAGGTAGCACAACGAACGATTCCACTTCAAACACCACTAAAACATTAAACACGCGCACTATATCGAATAGCAGCGAAAAAATACTTGAAAATATCTCAGATAATGGCGAATTTTCAGAGAAAAATAACAATATTAGAAAATATGTCGAAGAAATGCAAGGAAAGACAAGTTCCGTCACATATTCAAAAATGCTTGATGAATATAGAAATACATTTTTAAATATTGATATGATGGTGATTATGGACTTAAAAGATTTGTTTATGAATATTTATTAACCGGAGGTGGCATTTTGCGCTGTACAAATTTTGTTTTACCGTTGGTTTTTGATGACTCGCTTTCATACGCGGAGCAAATCGCAAAACTGCGAGCCGCGCTTAAAGAAATATCAGAATTTGTAAATGGAAACATTGATGATTATCTGTCACAGTGGATTGCTGAGAATTTTAATGAGTTAATGATAAAAGCAAGCTATAATGAAACTGGCGAATCAATCATACTCGCAAGCGGAGGAAAGTAAATGGACTTTACCAATATTAAAATTGACGAAAATGTCTACTATGTAAAGGACTCTAGTGCGCGCGATACTGCTAGTGCTGCCAACAACACTGCATCAGCCGCTCAAACAATGGCAGAGGGGGCGAACGAAACAGCTACTGCAGCCCAGAATACTGCTAACGCTGCCAAAACTAGTTCGAGTGATGCACTGGCATCCGCGGCACAAGCGCAGAAAGATGCACAGGCGGCCGCTACAAAAGCAGACAGCGCAGCGGCAGATGCTTTAAGCGCGAAACAGCTGGCTAATACAGCATCAACAACAGCAAATAACGCCTTAGCGGTTGCTAATAGAAATGCTCCGACGTATGATTCTACGAATGAATCTATTGTATTTAAAACAAAATAATGATGGGAGTTAGTTTAAATGAGCGATTTCACAAATATTATGATAGGCGATGTGCCATATAATGTAAAAGATACCGCAGCGCGCAGTGCGGCGAATTCTGCGCAGACTCTTGCTCAAATGGCAAATAATACAGCGACCGAAGCAAATGCAACAGCAAAAGATAATGCAAACAAAATTATATCTATAAATAAACAAATGAAACGATGCGTATTATATATTGGTGATTCATATATGGAGGGCGCATACGCGACAGAACATGCAATTCAAAAACGCGTGCAAACATTAACCGGGATTCCATTTTATACGAACCCTCTTAGCGGTGCCGGATTTATCAGAAAATCGACTGGAAACAAAAATTTCCCGGCACTGTTAAAAGAGTGGATAGATAACAACCCGAATCATTTAAGTGAAATAACAGATATTGTTATTGCGGGAGGCATTAACGATGCACAATTTGATTTTAATAACGTAACAACAGCAAATCTCAGAACATCATTTGCAGAAATTGCAACACAGTGTACACGCCTGCCAATGCTTGAACGCCGATATGTCGTAGATATGATGTTTGTCAATACCGGATTTACCAAGGAATATTTATATTGTGCCGACTTGATAAAAGGAGCCTCGCGTGAGTATGGCTTTAATACAGCGGATTATGCGTTTACATGGTTGCGGAATTTATCTAATGTGTCGCATACTGATAATTTGCACCCGAATCAAAGCGGGTATAATATTATAGGAAATTATATCGCGGAAATGTTGCTTGGTAATACAATTTCTCAAACAGAGTATAACTACCTTAAAACCAAAGGTTGCGAATTGTGGTTGTTTTTGCGGGACTGCTTATTACACGGTACATTTTACTACGAATCACCTACTGCACAATCAACTCCCAGCGGAACAGTATTGGCTACATTGTACAATGGTATAGGCGCATCTGCCGGAGTATCGCAATTCTTTACTGCTCGGGGTCGAGGAAATCAGTTTGCGATTGAAATCAAAGGAAACCAGATTATCGCAGGAAATACGCTGCCGGAATATGGAATTGCAGGAAATTTCACAGCAACCGCATTTTCATAATATACAATTTATAGCCGCCCTCCGGGGCGGTTTTAAAACGCTATTAATTTCACATCCTCTCCTACACTTTCACTCACTACTCAACACTCTACCTACCATTCGGTATACTATTCTTATTTCCATACAATAATATCATAAAGTATTAAATAGAACGCATGTTCTTATCTGCTTACCCACTCATACATTTATACAACAAAATATGAAACAGTACGCGATTTATATTTTACATTTTATTCAACACTATCCCGAACGTATGTTCTCCTTACCAGATTCACATTTCCATCCCAATTTTCACATCCTACACACCCACGTCAGTTTGTGCTAACCATAGTATTCTTCCTCAACTTTAGTCATTCTCAGCTAATCATAGTTAGCCACCGTAAACTTTGGTTAGTCTAGGCTCACTGGGGGTAGTCATGCCTGCCGCCGGGGTCGCACTAA